ATAAAAATACATGGATGTCCTTGCCGCCTATTATTTCAAAAATAAATAATCTTGTATTTATGAAAAAATTTGGCGACCATATTGAACGCTTCACCGGTTCCGATAATACGATTGGTGCATTCGTCGCAGAATTTACGAGCATGGAAAAAATGCTTGACTTCATGAATAATTCAGATAAATATATCAAGGTCGAGGTCGAATAATGCAAATAGGTTTTTATACGTCAAACAAGGCTACACGGCTGATTAAAGTCATTGAGGCATTGCGGACGTCAGAAAATGACGATCTGCTTAATTCAATTGGCGTTATCATTTATGATGGAAACGATCCGGCGGCCATTGAATATTTATCACAGTATAAACGATTCATTAACCTGGATTACGAGGGGATGCCGAAAGAAGATAATTTCCGAGGGAAATATTTATCTTATTACATGTTGAAACAATCTGAAAATTATGGAGTTGAATACTGGATAATCAACGGGGCGCGGATTCTTGCGGGTGAATTATTGACGGTTTTCAAAAATAAGATTATAAATTTTCATCCGTCATTATTACCGTCTTTTCCTGGAATCAATTCAATCGATCAGGCGCGGGAATATGGATCTTTATTGTCTGGATATACGGCACATTTTGTTGACGACCGCGTGGACTCCGGCCCGATAATATTACAAGAGGCTTGCGCGTTGCGGGAATACTCAAATGACCAGATTTTAGATTTACAGGTCGGCGGGATTATTAAAATGATAAATATACTGAATAGCATGAACATAGAAATAGAAGGGCGGAATGTTTATATTAAACCGAAACCATCTTTAAGGTTGGTACAATGAAACCGATACAATTAACGCGGCCCATTTTGCCGCCGCTTGCAGAACTGGCCGAGGAGTTACGGGAACCCTGGGAATCGGGACGACTATCAAATTTTGGCCCGAAACATGAAGAACTTGAAAGAGTCTTGCGAGACAGGCTCGGCGTTCAATATTTATCATTATTCAATAATGGTACGACCGCGCTTATTGCGGCGATTCAGGCATTGAGATTATCAGGTGAGGTTATAGTCACGCCATTTACGTTCCCGGCGACGATTCACGCGCTTGCATGGAACGGAATAATGCCAGTATTCTGCGATGTTAAATACGACGATATGACCATCGATCCGGAAGAAATCCGTAAATTGATAACTGCAAAGACATCGGCTATTCTCGGCGTACACGTTTTTGGGAATGTCTGTGACGTCATGGAAATACAAAAAATTGCGGATGAATACGGGTTAAAAGTGATTTATGACGCGGCCCATGCGTTCGATGTAAAATATGACGGCGCCGGAGTCGGGCGATACGGTGATATATCGATGTTTTCTTTTCATCCAACAAAGCTATTTCATACGGGTGAGGGCGGGGCTTTGACTTTCAATGATGTTAATTTTAAAAGCCGTCTTTATTATTCAAAGAATTTCGGGATTAAAAGCGAAACCGAAGTTGTTTCAACCGGCATAAACGGAAAAATGTCAGAGATTCAAGCGGCCCTGGGGCTGGTAGTTTTGCGTCATCTTGATGCGGAAATAAGCAAGCGGGAAACACGTCGGACATTATATCAGGAATTATTGAAAGACCATCCTTATTTTAAAATTATGTCCGCGAATAACGAGCAGTATTTAATAATTCGCGCCCCACTATATCGGGAGAGATTTTATTCACATTTACGAGAGAATAATATATTTGCCCGCCGGTATTTTTATCCGTTATGTTCATCTTTTTCATGTTATCGGAATTCTCCGTCAGGCATCTTATTTAATGCCGAGAATATAGCCGACGAGGTGCTTGCGTTGCCGTTTTACGGCGATCTTTCTGATCAGGAGGTCAAGAGAATATGCGACATATTAACAGAGCCTTTTTAATAATATTTATCGTTTCATGCGGGTGCGGAATTGCATTCAGGGAGAAGGCAGGCCCGGGGCCGTCGATTTGCTGGATGGGTGACAGCAGAATAGAATGGTTCCAAAATGAAAAGTATTTTGAAAACCATCAATGGAATATTGGATATAGAGGTTACACGTCGGAAAAAATATTACTTCAAATTCCAGAGGTGCAGACAATGAATCCCGATATTGTAGTTATCTCAATCGGAATAAATGATGAAGCGTTATATAATTATGCCGGCTTCATCGGGAACATGGATTTTGTGATTCAATCTTTGAAACCATATACAACGAGATTGATTATTACAAACGTTGTTCCAAATGCCTATTATAATGCAAATAGGCAAGCAATAAATGAACAGCTTAAAAATCTTTGCGACTCAAGGGCTGTTCAGTTTGTTGATCTTGTGGGCATGGAGTCGTCGGATGGGATCATAAATATGTTTTATACATACGACGGATGTCATTATAACGAGGCCGGACAAGCAGAATTTGCGGCATTGATTAAAGCGGCTTTATGATTGATCTTAAATCCCCTTCGGTGAAGATAAAAAATCGGCAAGCGATAGTAAACGCGGTTCAGTATGAAAATAAAATAAGGGAGTTAATCGATGTTGAAACGACTTCGGAATATTCCATTAGGAACGGCTTTAATCAGAAAAAGTAATAATGAGCATTGTTCTTTTCGTGGGGAAATGAAGATCAATAATTCAAATTATTTCTGTTTTGACGGTTTTATAGTCAATAAAGATATCATGTCGAGATTTTTCAAGGTCGTTGATGAAGGTGATTTTGGGATATATTATGTCGTAAAGGATGATTAAGACTTGACAAAAATTATGAATGTGTATATTATTTGATAATGGAGCTTTTTAAATGACAAATCCGGTAGGGCGACCGCTTAAATTCAACACCCCGGAAGAACTTCAAGAAAAAATCGACGAATATTTTTACGACTGTGAAATGAAAAAACGGCCTTTAACCATTGCGGGGCTTGCCTTCGCCCTAGATGTTGACAGTCGAACCATCAGGTACTATGAGGAACGGGACGAATTTTTTCCGACGATAAAAAGGGCAAAGCAAATAATTCTTGTTCAAAAAGAAGAACTATTGACGATGAAAAACACGCAGATAGCCGGGTTAATATTTGATCTAAAAAACAATTATGGGGATCTTTTCAAGGAAAAAGTCGAAAATGATGTTGTCGGGGGGTTGACCGTCAATATAATTCAGAAAAAATTCGATAATGACGGAACTTGATTTTGAATATGCGTTGCCGCCGAAATTGCAAGATTTATCAGCATATCGGCGGGCCGGATATAGATACATATCAATAGACGGGGGCAGGGGATCCGGGAAATCCTGGGCCGTTGCCTTGACCCTGTTAAGATGGGGAATTGAAGAGCCGACTCGGTTCTTATGTTGCCGGGAAATTCAGCGGTCAATTCGAGATTCCGTACATAAGTTATTATCAGATATTATAAAGAATCACGGTCTTGATCTATTTTACAGGATTACAGACGAATCGATAAAAGGAATCAACGGAACCGAGTTTCTTTTTAAAGGTTTATGGAATAATTCATCGAACATCCGATCGACCGAGGGAATCGATGTTTGCTGGGCGGAGGAGGCCCAGTTTATCAGCCGTCCGAGCATGGACGATCTTGTCCCGACGATCCGAAAAGAAAACAGCCTTTTAATTTTTTCTTATAACGTCATAAACGATGACGACCCGATTTATGTTGATTTTAATAAAACAGACCGTGACGACTGCTTGAAAATAACATGTAATTATTATGACAATCCCTTTTTTCCGAATGTTTTGCGCCGCGACATGGAATGGGATCGGGCGCATGATATAGATAAATATTTACACATATGGGAGGGGTTGCCGCTCCGGCATAGTCAAGCGCAAATATTTTTCGGGAAATGGTCGGTTGATGAATTTGAAAAACCCCCGGAAATTGATCCGCTTTTCGGGGCCGACTGGGGGTTCGCGAATGATCCGGTTGCCCTTGTCAGATTATATATAAAAGACAATTGCCTTTTTGTCGAATACGAAACGGGCGGCATCGGGATTGACTCGGGGGATCTTCCGGAATTGTTTTCAGGGATTCCGGGTTCAACTGACTATTCTATTGTCGCCGATTCAGCGCGTCCCGAAACGATTGAATATTTAAAGCGGAGGGGGTTTCCTATGATTCGCGGGGCAGAAAAACCGAAAGGATCAGTCGAGGACGGGATCTCGTTCATGCGGTCATTCGATCGGATTATTATTCACCCCAGATGCAGAAAAACAATTGACGAATTCCGGTTATACTGTTATAAATTGCATAAATTAACGGGAGAGGTGACCCGCGACATCGTTGACCGGAATAATCATTATATTGACGCAATCAGATACGGTCTTGAAAAATTTTACCTTCATGTCGATCAAGCCCGCGAACTGCGGGACAGGTTCGGAATCATAATGAGGAAATGAAAATGGGAAAAAATAATTTTATAAAAAGAGTGATTAAAAATTTTGTCGTCGATATGCTTTACGACGAGACGACCGGAAGGGGGGGCGAATATGACGCATCCGGAAGGCTGAAAGGGAATCCTGGTGTTTCACGCGGACGCGATGAATACCGTCGTTTATACGAATCAAACGGCCTTATAACGTCCATAATCTCCCGACCGGCGAAGGATGCGACACGCGAATGGATTGAAATCGAAACGAACCTTGACAAAGAATTTAAAATAAACGAAATGATCAAGCGTCGAATCGATGAACTCGGTTTGCAATTGAAAATCAAAGAATTGATAAAAAATTCCCGGATGTATCAAAAAGGGTCGATGTTGTATTATGGTTTTATCGGCGACACTATCACGTCACAACTTGATTTGACAGGTGAAATAAAACCCGAACAAGTTCAGCAGATCGATTTCATAAATTTGATCGATAATCCGGACGTTTTCACGATTGAAATTATGAATCGAATCGATCCGACAAAAAAAGATTTCAACGTCCCGACTTTCAGATTATACGGATCCCCGGTTCATGAATCCCGCCTGTCCTGGTTATGCAACGATTTCAATCCGCAGAATATGCGGGGGGTTTCCGTTATAGATACAATTTTCGATCCGATTTCCGCCGAGGATTCGTCCTTATGGTCAATCGCCCAGATGGTCCTTGATCTTTCAACAAAGGTCTATACGTCCTCGAATGTCGAAAGGGCAACAAAGGAAATCATAACAGCATTATTACTGAAACTTAAAAATGACATGACGACCGCCTCGTCGGTCGCAATGAAGCCCGGCGAAACTTATGAGAAATTAGTTCATAATCTCCCGACCGGATTGTCCGATGTATTTGAATTTATTTTTGACGTTCTGGGCGGATCCGCAGAAATGCCGCGAAATGTTTTACTCGGCAAGGCGTTCGGCGTCGTAACGGCTGGGGAATATGACACCCTCGGTTATTATTCAAATATCGCAAGTTATCAGGAACTTGAAATCAGACCGATAATAAAAAAGAATATTGATTTTATAACATGGGAAAAGCGGGGGGAAATTTATAAAACCCTCGGTGAGCGCGTGAATGAACTTGTCGTCACCTTCAAATTTAAACCGTTATGGAAACTTGATCCGGTCAGTCAGGCGGACACGGAATTAAAAAATGCCCAGCGTGACACTGACGACATCGAATCCGGAAAGATTTCATCCGAAGAGGCGCGGTCCCTTGATCCGAGATTGTCAACGCTTGAATCATTCAGGCAAAGGGCCGTAACGGTTCCCGCAGTCGTCGGGCAGATAAAAACATCAGGTCTGGATATTTAATATTTTGATTTTGAATGAGGTGGTTATGAATTTTACATGGTCCGAAAATTTAACGATCAATATTCCGGAATTTATATTAAATAGAAAAAGTGACCGGGTCCGGGGCGAATTTGGGCGAATGAAAAGAAATCGAAACACATATCCGCATCATATAGAAAAATCGATGGAAGATTTTTACGTCGGTATCATAAAAAAACTATCCGGGGAAATGACGGGCCGGATAAAAAAATCATATGAATCGAATATTAAAATTGACGCTTCGTTTCGGGATATGTTGAAAACTATCGTCGACGAAACGACTGAATATTTAAAATCGATTTACATGTCTCATATGGTCGGGAAGGTTACAAAGAATTTAATTAAATGGACGCAAAACGAGACAATGGCATGGATCGAAAAAACCCGTAATATGCCGCGACGGGATTTCGCCGAACTTGCCGTCAAGTATGCGATGGACGATCCGATAATTCAAACATTCAGCGCGGATTATATTCAGAAAAATGTTCAACTCGTCGAGGACCTGGGGAAAGATTATATCGACGGCGTCGCCCAGGCGGCGCGGGACAGCTTCGTCGGGGGCGGTGACATGAAAACCCTTGCGGAAACCATGTCGGTTTATACCGAGGGGGACATGGCGAAGGCCGCATTCTGGGCGAGGGATCAGGTCGGGGATGCCTATTCGGCTTTTACGGAATCAATGCACAAAAAGGCCGGGTTTCCGAATTATTATTGGAGAACGACGGGGGATTCAAGGGTTCGGGGGATGGATGCGAAAGACGAAACGAGTCACGTCGCTTTAAATGGAATGATCTTTTCATGGGCGAGGGGGGCCGCGTATACGGGCCAATTATCGAAGCCCGGCGCAAAACATCCGGGATTTGATTATAATTGTCGATGTACCGCCGAACCGACATTCGACGCCGCGGGGGATGAATTATAATGGACATGGTTTCCCTTTATCTTGATTATTGTTCGGGGATGAAGATCCGGGAAATGGTTCGTAAATATCATATGAGCGCGACGACGATTCAATGGAAATGCAAAAAAATAACAATTGAAATATATACAAAGCGCGGATATTTCATCAAACGAAACATTGAGAAAATAAAAAATGATGTTCGTGTCGCCGCCCAGGTTTTGAATACTTGCCCGCATTGCGGACATGAAATAAATGGGGGTTCCCTTGAAGAAAAAAATACTGTCAGCCTTTCCACAAAACAGGAAGATTAAAATCAAATACATGAGCGAAGCGTCATTCGGCGCGTGTTCATGGTATAGATCGGTGGGGGTTTTATCGAAGCTCCGTTATTTATACCCGAACATTGAAATCGAACCGCTTGACCTGAAAGACTGGCATAATATCGCCGACACCGATATCGTTTTCTTTGAACGACCAGGACAACTTCATTACGAGCAAGCATTCAATTTAATAAAAGATTACGGCGTCAAGATATGGTCGGACTTTGATGACGACCTTTTCAATGTTCCGATTAAACCGTTTAATCCTTCCGGGAATCATTTCGGGAATCCAAAAATTCAAGCAATGATTCAAAAATATTGCCAGATGTCGGACGTCGTCACGGTTTCGACTGAACAAATAAAACTGACGATGGGGGAATTTTGTTCGCCGATTATTATTCCGAACGCTTTTAATGATTATAATTATAAATTTGAATATCGCCCGGCAAAGGGAAAAGAAATTTTCTGGAGGGGGTCAATATTTCATCGGTTTAATATCCGTATCGTTCGCGAGCAAGTTTTAAAACTTGCGGAAAATTATCCCGACTGGGCGTGGACCTTTATCGGCGAGGCCGCCGGGGAACTATGGTCCGACATGAAGGATTTAAGCAAAACGAAAAAAATCAAAGCGTCCCTTATATTCGACGCCGCCATTGTTAAATATTTGAAAATGCTTAACAGTCTTAATTGTTCAATACAGATTTTCCCGCTTGTCGACAATAAGTTCAATCGGGCAAAATCGAATTGTTCATGGATTGAAGGCACGGCGGCAGGGGCGGTTATGCTTGCCCCGGACTTTGCAGAATATAGGCGTCCGGGAATAACGGTTTATAATGACATCCCGGATTTTACTGAAAGACTTGAATATCTTATGAACAACGAAAAGGCACGGAAAGAAAATTATGACAAGTCGTTTGAATATATATCAAATAACCTTTTATTGTCGAAGGTGAATAAATCCCGTCTTGATATTATAAAGGGGTTGATATGATTCACCCTGAAAACAACTGGTTCACATATCCCGGCCTATATCAGTCAATGGTTGACCGGTTCGCGTCCGGGGCGTGGTTCGTCGAAGTTGGCTCATGGACGGGCATGTCTGCGGCGGGTATGGGCCGAATGATAAAAGAGTCAGGGAAGGATATTCGCCTTG